GTTAAAAGAAACTTCTTATGAAGAGAAAAATAAGTGGTTTTTATATCTAAAACAATACATGATTGATAATTTTACCAATAAAGATAAATGGGTAGAAGATTTACTCAATATTTATAATGTATAGGAGAATACTATGGCAACACTTGTAAGTGGAGATACTTTATCATTAAACAGCTTAAAATCAGCAACTGGAGCAGGTGCAGCATCTATCTCATCTGCAATGGGTTCAACGCCCTCAGCTGGTTCAAACATTAGTTTTTCATCGTTCGCAATCGATACGGTTGGTTCAATTAGTGGATATACCTATGGTGTAGAAAATACATCAGAAGGATACACTCTTCAATTTACAGGAGCAGGTGCAAATTTTGATTCTAGAATAGCATCTAGGGCAGCTAACTTTACATGGAGCAGAATATCTGGAACAACCATAAGTGCAACTCTTTCAAATAGTGGTAAAACCGCAACTGTATCGTTTTTAGCTAATGGTGATAATGAATCACAAACAGTTAGAAACTCTGTTGCAGCTAATGGTATTAGAGTATCATTCTCGGATGGATATAATGACCATATTGGTAGTGGAGCAGGATATGGAGTTAATAAAGATAAAACTATTTATTGTGTTGATTCATATGATGGAAACGCTGTTTCATTGTGTTTAACTGCAGATTCACCAATAATAAAAGCAGATGGTAGTACTATTAATGCTGAAGATTTGCAAGAAGGTGATGTACTAAAAGGATACTCATTAGATGGATTATCTCCTGATGATGAGGATACATTCTTTAATTTTACTTCTGAAAATTTAAGTGGTAATGGGGTAGATGTTACTGTTAAAAATGTAACATTCTCATTCGCAGAAAGATATTACAATATAAATAATGGAGAAATCACAGCTACTTCCGAACACCCTCTTTATATAAAAGATAGTACAGATGGACTTTATAAGTTCAAACCTGTAATCGGTATTGAAGTTGGTGATAAACTTATTAAAGGAGATACTGGAACTTTAACTGAAGTTGATATTACTTCAATTGAAGCAGTAGATGGTACTGTTGAGGTAGTATCTATTGATGTTGAAGATGTAGATACATACATGGTAAATGGATATGTAACTCACAACAAAGATGAAGGTAACACATTTACTGACTTTGATGGACCTACTGCACCAACATCTGTATCTTATTCACATCCAAGCTTATCATGGAGTGGTGGTACAGCAGATACAAACTCAACAGCAGGTATTACTGCTTATGATGTTCAAGTAGATAACAATTCAGATTTTTCATCACCAGTAATTAGTGTAACTAACTGGAATAATACATCAATGCAATTAGCAGGTGGAGATATTGCAGCAGGAACGTACTATGCTAGAGTTAGAAACGTTCAATCAGGTCTTAAATCTGGATGGACTACAACTGCAGCATTCTCGGTAGTAGTATAAATAAATTTTACGTTTTGAGAAAATCTATATATTTATATATATAACATTAAAAATCAAAATAAATTAGTTATGGCAGAAGCAATCAAGTTTACAGAAGAAGAAATTCAATCAATTAATCAATTAAGAGCAGATGTTGGTAGTGTTTTTACTCAATTAGGACAATTAACACTTGAAAAACAAAGAAGGATTTCAGAAATAGAAGAAATGGAATCTAAGTTAATGGAAAGACACTCCGAATTAGCAAAACATGAACAAGAATTGTTTAAAGGATTGAATGAAAAATATGGAGATGGTAACTTTGACCCGGCAACAGGTGAATTCACTCCAACTCCAAAAGAAGAAACAGCTGAAGTAGAAGGATAAAAATAATCTTTCGATTTAGTTGGTTATACTTATATAAGAGTATATTATACAAAAAAATTAACAAGGAGTAATATAAAATGGCAGAAAAGATTGTATCACCTGGTGTATTTACGAGAGAAAATGACCTTTCTTTCTTATCACAAGGGATTGGTGAAATAGGAGCAGCAATAATTGGACCTTTCCATAAAGGACCTGCTTTCGTACCAACCATTGTTAATACACAATCAGAATTCGAAGAAATATTCGGTACACCTAATGGAGATTTCTATACAGGATACACCGTACAAAATTACCTAAGAGAAGCTGGTGTAGCTACTATTGTTCGTGTAGGACATATTGGTGGTTATACTCAACAACAACCTATTGGTATTAAAGTAACAACACCAATCTCAGGAGCATCTGATGATGTTAAATTAGTTGGTGTATTAAACTCAACTCACATTTGGACTACAAGTGGAAATGGAGATGCTATTACAGCATCTATCGATACACAAGTATCAGCTTCAGCATTTTCAATATCAATTAGTGGTTCAGATGAAAACTATGCAACTTCAGTATCAGCTTCAGTTCTTCATACAGCTGGTAATGATTTATCAGATGTATTTGGTGAATCAGCTAGAGGTTCTAAAGGTGCATATATTTACAAGTATTTTGAAAATTCAGCAGCTTCTACATTTAACGCTAGTAGTGGTTCTGAAATATCTTTGGTAACATTAGGAGACCAAGAATTCACACAAGATTGTACACACGCTTCTACTCCTTGGATACAATCACAGTTAATTTCTGGTGAAAGACACAACCTTTTCAAATTACATACTTTGGGTGATGGTACTTATGCAAACAAAGAGTATAAAGTATCTATCTTTAATGTAAAAGCAGCTGGTGAATCAAACGCAACTGATTACGCAACTTTCTCAATCGCAATTAGAGGATATTCTGATACAGATAAGAGAAAGACAGTACTTGAAACATTTAATAACGTAACTATGGACCCTGCATCACCAAATTACATTAAGAAAGTAATTGGTGACCAAAACATTACTATTGATTCAGTTGGTAAAATGACAATGAATGGTGATTATTCTAATCGTTCTAAGTTCGTTAGAGTTGAAACAGTAGCAGAAGGTTCTTTCCCTATTATTGCAGGACCTTTTGGACATGATAAATATTCATCTCCAATTTCAGGTTCAGATTCAATTACACCTGGTGTAATTTTCTCAACTGGTTCTGCTGAAAACAATTCATCTAAAGCAACTGCATATTCAGGTATTGATTTAGAAACATCTATTGTTAAGATTGATAATGGTCATTTCTTATCACCAATTCCAAATGGAGCTGGTAATGGTTTAAATACTATATTTGCATTTGATGGTACTGTAACTATTGGTGGTGGTACTCATTCATTTGAATATGAATTAACTGGTTCAAACGCATCTGATGTTAATAAAAGACAATTTACAGTAGGATTCCAAGGTGGATTCGATGGTGTAACACCAACTGTTTCTATTGATAAAGGTTCTGATATGGCAGTTGGAAACTCACAAGGTTTCAACTTATCAACTTCAACCGATAGTGGTTCAGTTGCTTATGTAAAAGCAATCAACGCAGTATCTAACCCAGATGATTTCGATATCAACTTAGTATCTGCACCTGGTGTTATTAGACAATATCATTCTTATGTATTTGATAAGGTTGTTGATATGGTAGAATCAAGAGAAGATGCATTCTTCATTGGTGATGTAGTTGGTGCAGATGCAGTTATTAGTGATGCAACTGACCAAGGTTCAGCAGTTGATTCTAACTACGTTGGTACTTACTACCCATGGGTTAAAACAATCGATTCAAGAACAAACAAACTAACTGCAGTTCCACCATCAGTATTGATGCCAGGAATTTACGCAGCAAACGATGCAGTTGCAGCTGAATGGTTCGCACCAGCAGGTTTGAATAGAGGTGGTATCGTAGGAGCAGTTTCTGTATTAAACAGATTAACTCACGCTGAAAGAGATACACTAGATGAAGGAAAGATTAACCCAATCGCACAATTCCCTGGTGAGGGTATCGTTGCATTCGGACAGAAAACTCTACAAGATAGAGCATCTGCTTTAGATAGAATCAACGTAAGAAGATTGTTAATCAAAGTTAAGAAATACATCGCATCTACATCAAGATACCTTGTATTCGAACAAAATACAGCATCTACAAGAGGTAAATTCTTGAATACTGTTAATCCTTATTTAGAGGGAATCCAACAAAGACAAGGACTTTACGCTTTTAGAGTGGTAATGGATGAATCAAACAATACACCTGATGTAATTGATAGAAACATCTTGGCAGGAGCAATTTATTTACAACCTACTAAGACTGCTGAATTCATTGTAATTGATTTCAACATATTACCAACTGGGGCTTCGTTCTCGGCATAATAAAAATAAAAGAAAACTATATTTATAGTATATAAAGGAGAAATAAAAAATGGCAGAAGTATTAGAATTTAACGATATGTTCTATACCAATTTTGAACCTAAGATGCAAAATAGGTTCATTATGGAAATTGATGGAATACCTTCGTATCTGATTAAAATAGCAAACAGACCAACAATTCAGTTTGAAACAGTAACTCTTGACCATATTAACGTTAAGAGAAAACTCAAAGGTAAAGGTGAGTGGCAAGATGTATCTATGACACTTTATGACCCAATCGTACCATCAGGTGCACAAGCGGTGATGGAGTGGGTAAGAACTTCTCATGAATCTCTAACTGGTAGAGATGGATATGCAGATTTCTATAAAAAAGATATCCAATGTTATCTATTAGGACCTGTTGGTGATAAAATTGAACAATGGACTCTTAAAGGTGCATTTATTAACTCAGCAAACTTTGGTGGTTTAGATTGGTCATCTAATGAACCAACTCAAATTGAGATAACTTTATCATACGATTACGCTATTTTAGAGTACTAATACTTAAATATTACTTTTGATACTTCCGAAAAAAGTTCTCTTAGTGAGAACTTTTTTTATGCCTATATTCTAACTTTTTAAAAGTTATATATTTATATACAAACAATTTAAATTAAAGTTTATGGCAAAATTTGATTTTCCAACGGAAGTAATAGAACTTCCATCTCAAGGTAAGGTTTATCCTGAGGGACACCCGTTATCAAAGGGTACGGTGGAGATTAAGTATATGACAGCTCGTGAAGAGGATATACTTGCTTCCCAAAATTTGATAAGGAAGGGGGTGGTGCTTGATA